AACATCTGTTGATTCTGAAGGCATTGAAAAATATTCATTATACTCTCGTTCAAGATTTAGTGTTCTTTTTATAATCTCTTTGTTTATTTTTCGAACCGCTTCTTCAACTCTTGCAGTTTCTTTTTCTTCTATAGTATCAAATATAGCCTCATCTATTGTACTTCCTTTGCCGGATGTTATATCTTCACGACCTTCTTTTAATGCAACATTGCTATATGTTATATCAAGATCATCAATAAGGTCCTGGTATTTTTCTTTAGAAACAAATCCAGATCCTCCTTGCCATGATTTTGCTAAAATATAAGGAAGAGGCACACCATCATAAGTTTTTGTCTTAGAATCGTATTTATTTCTTCTTTTTATTGATGACATATTATTTAATAATATAGCCATAGATGCAATAGTTTGATTTTTTTGATTATCATTTGCATTTTCAGGGAGTATATTAAAATTTTGATATAATTTTTCTCCTAATACAGTAGGGCGTGCATTGGTTCCAAAATGCATCTTTGGCTTAAACTGATAAGGACTCTTGCTGGCTTCTCCAATTCCAGGAGCCGGAATACTCTTTCCAAAGACTTCTATTCTAGGTTCATCAGTAATCAAGCCTTCAAAAACAGGATGTTTATAAGCACTTGCTAATATCTCTTTTCCTTTTACAAAAGCACCATATGAGTATCTATTATTTAATGGATGAGGTATATCAACCCCAATAATAGGTACTTCACCAATATATTCAGTATTCATAGCTTTTGACTCCATATTAAGAATTCCTCCTAAAAGTACTTCTCCAGCCATATTAATCTCATCTTGAGTATGGCCACTCATATGTGCAAGAGCTTGATAATTTTGGTTTATAATATTCATGGCATCCCTTTGATAGCCACTTGATCCAGGTAATGCTACAAGCTGATCTTTTTTATCAACATCAATAGCGGGTCTGTGATATTTACTTTCTTCTAAATTAGAAAAATTAGCCCCTATAAGATCTTTTGATCTAACAATAGACGAAACCCAATATTTATATCCATAGATTCCTTGATCAGGAAGTGTTAATGCTTTATTTAATGGTTGTATGTAAGCTTTTCCTGATTCAGATCCATGATAAACCAAGGGAATTCCATTTTTATCCTTCCCTATTATCATTCCCATATGCTCTACCTTTTCATTGCGAATGTTTGGATTTGTTTCATGTACTAAATCATCTTTCGATTTACCAGCTCTATTTAAATGAACATAATCCCCAACCTGCAGAATACCATACAATTCTTTTGGGACATATCCCATATCACCCCTCTTTGGCTCATTATAAATAAGCTCTCCACCTTCATTTAATTGATGGGACTTATTAAACCAGGCATTATCAATCCAGGTAAAATCATCTGTATTGCCTTTAATTAAATTCACAAATCCACTCACCTTAGCACCAGCCAGCTTAGAGCATCCCCATTTATGACATTCTTCCTTTCCATAAGCATTTTTTGTTACTAATGGTAAAGCCATTGGATCCACTCTTTTTTTGTAATTATCAAGTGCAGCTTGACTTGTAGGACCCCAGTCACCGTCAACACCATTTCTTCTTGGGCCAGTACCTCCAAGATATTCTCCTTTATCCAGAAGGAATTCCTGTGCAGTTTGTTGCCAGTCCCCATGACCGGTTCTGAGAAGCTGAGAAGATTTTATTTTTTCTTCTTTTTTTTCTGAAGGAGTTTGTACAGCTCCTGTTTTTTGGCTTTGAGTGCCTGAAGAGACTTCGGGTCTAGCCTTGATTCTAGAGATTGCATCCGTTTCTTTGTATATTTTCGCTTTGATGTGTTCAAGCGGATTTCCTTTTGCTGTAATCCATTTGCCATCACCTGTTTTTTTTCTAGTTAAATAATTATCACCTTCTTTTTTATATTCCCAGCTGTCATTTGCTGGCGAAATAATACCTCCATCTGCATATTTTTGTTTAGCTAACATTTCTTGACATTCTTATCTTGGGAACCATATTGTGTAATATCGCCTGAATGTCATTCATATCATCCCTGCTGTAATGACGCATAGAGGATTTTGCTTTTGCAACATATTGTCCTAATCTATCTTGCAAAAGAGTATATCTATTTTGATCTATTAGGCCATTCATGTAATCTTCAAAATATAATTTGGTTAGAATATACCAATAGCAAGCTTCCTGGTGTCCTTCTAAGATCATTGGAAGACCATCATCGTCAACCATTATTCCTAAATAGTCCAACTCTATAGTGTACTCTTTATTAAATGTATTAGGATCATCAAAATTAAATCTCAAATATGCACCATCCCATTCATAAGTTGGAATTGCACATCTATCCTTGTATACACTTAGGATCCTGTAAATATTGCAAGGCAAATAAGCCTTATTATGCTTAACGCATATTACAACATTTCTATATTTTGCAAAACCTTCATATTGACCTATTTCGTCAATTTCACATTCACCTGACCATTCCGCAACATCATAGATATCAAAGTTTTTATTTTTGACATTTCTAGCTATCCTGGCTGCTATATTTTTAACTGAAACATACTTACCAGAATTAATTTGCTCAATAGAGGTAGCCTCAAAGCAATTCTTTGATCCATCATCACCTAATGGTGGAACATTAATACAGTTATCACATTTTGTACTTGTATTCTGTCCAGAGACATCCAGGTTTACTGTATTTGCAGGATTATTAAAGCTACTCATCTATTTTTATATTTTTTTTTCCATTGAAAATATGAAACTTCTACTGTATCTCTAATAGTATCAACTATAACTACCTCTTTCTTGATTGTATCTACTTTTATTACTTCCTTAAAACGAACCCTTTTTACAATACTATCCTTATAAACAATACGATTCATTTCTTCTTGTATATGCTTTTCTTTGAGTTTAGTTTCATAAACAGACAAACTTCCGTGCAAAGAATCATGATATTGCTCAACAGCTGCTTGAGTTTCATAAAAATTTTTTAAAACAGAGTCACCCAGCTTATACAATGAATCATAATCCATATGCGTATAATGAAGTTCCTCATCATTATCTATATCCTTTGTAGGACAACCTATAAATAGAATGGTTATACTACTTAGGATTAATGCTTTTAGCCAGTTCAACATATTTGTCAGTTAGTTCGCTGATCTCTACCTTAAGCTCTTTATTTTCTGCTTTAAGATCATCTATTTGTAATTGCATTGTGTCTTTTACATCTACATATAAATATCCAATTACAACTATGCAAACCCCTAAAAGATATTGTATAGGATTCTTACCCATCGCTTTGACATCTATCATCACGGTTATTATTAGTATTTATGTCCGTTAGTTATTAAATCAAACATCTTGCATCTTAGCGACTGGTTAAATCTAACCTTATAATGTTTCTTGGTTCTGTTGAATATTCTTTGATCTAATTTTATTCTTGGTGTAAATATCTTTCCATCACTATCAATATTGTACACATAATCTTTCCTTGATTCATTTGCTGTATTGGAGATCTTTACATATCCAAAATTCCTTTCCGGAAAAACAAATATGTTATTATTTTCAATAAGGTCATCAGCCAATAATTTCAGAAAGTCTGTAAATATATCTTTTGCTAATTTCTTAGCCTTTCTTTCTCTATTAATTTTAAAAAGATCCTTAAAACTAGAAAAGGTTCTTTTTGTAAATCTTTCTATGTCCAGGACATCATCAAGTAAATTTACTTTATAGCCAAAACGAAATCCTCTATTTATCCAATTTCTATATTTCATGACCAATCGTTATGATGATATCTGTCTGTAGCTTGTTCATTTGCATGCTTTAAAATAGCATCAGGATCCGGGTGAGCTACAATACTTGAAAAATCGGTTCCTGGAAATCTATGTTGATCCCTTCTTGCTACATCAAAATTTTGTGAGACTTTAGGAATAGCAACATCTGTTTCAACAACATACTTTGCTTCTACAGCAAGTTTATTTGGGCCAACAGTAAGAAGGTAATATTTTTTGCTTTCCTTTTTCTTTCCTCCGCATCCACATCCAACTAAATACCATTGAATTTCTGTGAACTCATATTGTTCATTTGCTTTAAACATGTGCGTTCCAACATATACAGGAATCTGTATAGTTACATGTCCTGATCTTATTTCTGTTTTATCTAAGTTATTATTAGCCACTGTTAGGTACTTTAGAAGGTGGATTTATAGGCATAGGAGAATCATCCTTAGCATTATTATATTCATCCGGTCCAATGCTTATTGTGCTGACTAATTGTTTAACAGCAATCAATTCAAGCTTATGAACTAAATGTCTTGCAATTGGAAAGGCATCTTCTGGCTTACAATGACCTCTTGGATTTTCAAATATACCTATGATACAAATAAACTTAAGAGTATCAGTAGGAAGGTTTTTTAAAAATGCTTTAGTATCTAGTAATGTGTAGGAAGGGGCCTTGCTAGTATAGGATTCATGATCACTATAAAGATAGCCTGGATAACTTACTCTTCTAAATGGAGTCTTCTTGTCTGTAGTCCCAAAATACTTAACTCCATTATATCCCAAAGAGGATTCTAATGTGGGGATATTAACATAATATTCATTTGCTAATGATTCTTCTCCCTCACAAACAGTCTCACTGCAACAAACTTCTAAGCAACATTCAGAAATATAATCCTGGTCATTAAGTTGCTTGACTTTTCTATACTCTTCCTTAATAAGCATGGAGCGTATATCCCATGCTTTGGCATAAATAAACTCAATAGAAATTCTTTCATCATCAGTAGAAAAATAGCCCTTTATTTGGTTTCGTATGCTATATCCTATTTCAGCTAGTGTTTTTGCCATTGATGTAGTTTTACTGGACTCCTAAGATCTTATTCCTCAATCCCCAAAGAATAGTATTGAGGAAAGATACCGAAAGGCAAACAATAATCCAAACTATCCAGGTTTCTATTTTTAACAAACAATCACATCCGCCTTCTAAAAGGGAGAAAGTGAAATATGTCAAAGAACCCCAAAAGCTGGCCATACATGTTACACACAGTATAGTCGGCTTAAGAATCCATAATGGAAATTCTTTTTTTAATACGAACTCCTTCAAAGGATATCCTATTCTGCCACCGATATCGTCAGTAATCTCACGAATACCGAGGCAGAATAGTGATATACATATTGAAAGCTCAAGAACATTCACTATGTTCCAAGCGTTGTATCAATGGCTGTTTCCAGCGTTGTAAATGCACCAGAACCATCGTCAAGAATATAGATATCTACTTCCTTCTCATATTCATTCCAATGATTAGCACCATCCACATCCTGGACATCCTCTCGGCCTCTGATGACTACATTCCATTTACAGTAAGTACCACCTGCAACAGGAAGTGTTGGCTGTGAGCCAAAATCTCCTGGATGAATAGGGAAAATCCTAGTCATTGCATCTGTACCAAGCACTGCTTGTACATGAGCTGTTGTCGGAGCTGGAATTGTTGCTGATGAGGAATAAACCTCAAATCCATTAGTGCCAGCCACTGATGTTAGTGTAATTACTGCACCTACAACGGTAGCAGTTACACAAGCAAAAGGATCAGCATTAATATGAGCAGCAATAGCAGCGGCCGTTAGTAAGTCAGTTGGAGTTCCGCCAGCTGGATCTTCATAGCAATAAACCTTTGAACTAGCGAATGTATTCTGAGTTTCGTATAACTGTAAGTTTGGTAAGCAAACTACAGTCAGACACCACTCATAAGGACATTCGCAAGAAGTAGGTATTACTACTGTAACATCTTGTACCTGCAACACTTCTGCAGCAGAACAGATCTTACTGGCACTAACTAAAGTAGTACCATCACCGATGATTCCATATCCTTGAATGTCGACAGTTCTAGTTCCCGCAGGATTTCCTGAACCATCGGCCAAAAGGACATTAGCATAATCACCATTGATTAACAATTTATCTGCATGTCTTCTAAGCATGATTTTTAATTTTTAATGGTTTAAATTTAAGTAATTGTTTGAGCATTTTCGATTATCTGTTGTTGATATCTTGGAGACTCAATCCTTCCAAGTTCTTTTCTAATAGCTATTGAAATGATTTCTTCTCTAGTATGCAAAGGTAATTCTGAAACTATATCAACCGGATTGGCTGATGTAGGAACATTTATTAACCTTGGATACCTCAAATAGTCAAATCTAACTTCTATTCCGTAAGAATCTGTACCTGTGTATAACTCTACCTGGTTACCAATAATCTTATGAAACAATCTATCATCTTTTGGCTTATTAAATGGATCATCTTGGATTTCCCACTCAAAGTTAGCTTTCATGGTTCTAGACTGAATCCATTTGGATTCACCGGTCTTGCAGCATTCATTATCCACATATTGAATCTTCCAGGCAACATTAAGCATAAACATATAGCCATGATTGGTTCCTGATGGATTTCCAGGAGTATTAACATTGGTTACAGCATTGTAAGGAAGAATAAAAATTTCTTCACCTGCAACCTGCGATCCAGTGTTAGGAATAACATCCCTGACCTCCAATATCCTTAGATCATCAATTCTCTTTTCGGTCAACTCGAATTCACTATACTTATTCTTGATCCATTCAACCTCGCATATATTAATAAGGCGGTTAAACTCGTCAGGAGTTACAGTAGTAGTTCTTTCCTTGTTGATACCATCAAGAAAATATTTATACATATCTAAGGCAGTAATAATCACTTGCTTTTAGTTTTTGTTTTAGTTACCTTTTTTTTCTTAACAACAGTTTCTAAAATAGGCTCATCAATTGATTTTGTCTCATAATCTTCATATATCGCAGAAACATTTGATTGAAACCCACTCATAGAAGAAATCCACTGCGTAACAATTGCAGAGTTTTTAGGATCCTTAAGCCAATGAATAGCGAAATCTTCGCTTATTCCAACAACTTCAGTACCATTCATATATTTTCCATTCTTAGAAGTTATAAAATTGTTATCTAATAACTTATTAAGAAGGATCTTATACTTCAGGTCCCTATCTGTAGAAATGTCGATTATTTCTTTTGGCTTATCTTCACATTTATCATAAAGAAGAGCTTCAACTTGAGTTCCAGAGAGATCCTTAGCATACTTTCCTAAAATTCTAGCATAATTGATCATGTCTTCTAATGAAAGAAGAGCAATCACCTTAAATGCTTGGGCTTTTAGTCTGGTTTTACTAATAGAAACGCTGGCCTCATGTTCTCTATCTTCAATATAATACCTATGAGATCCTGGATTAATTTCTTCTTTAGAAGAAGCAATCATTTTGTCATCTGATATGATCTCAAAATATATCTTGTCATTCGGGTTATCAAGATCGAACTGCATTAGATGAGCTACTCTTAATTGAGTATCTGAATCTATTTTTACACTAAGTCCTTTCTTTTCGTTTGCACTTAAACGATTCTCATAATCAACTAAAGTTTTAGTACGAGGATCCTCTTTGGCACAAATATAAACCGGAGCTTCATGATATTTTTTATCAATCGCTATCAGTCTTTTTATATTTCCTTTCATCTTTTTTCTTTTATCTTATTTAATCAATTAAACAGGCTTATACAGTTCAGCAAATCCAAATGGATTCTTTAACATTAGACCTGTTTCAGAGAGTATTTGGCATTGGTATCCATCTACAGAATTAGAAGAAAACTCTTTTCTTCCACTTCCGCCAGGTGAAGCCATACCATCAATAACTTTCTTAACATATCTACGGTCATCTGATCCGTTGCCCAAAGCAACAAGCTCAACATTCGCATCGCCACCTATTGTGTTACCAAGGGATACAAAGAACCCTCTGTAAGACTCTAGATTAGTTCCAAAAATGTCTTTTTGCTGAGGTCTCCAAGCAGCATCCATTGCTTTATTCCATGCAACGACAATCTTAACACCTGCCATTTCATAGCTATTAAAAGCAACTTTTACACCTTTTTCTCTTTCTCCTTGAGAAACAAATAAAGGTTGTGGATCATACTTAAACACATCTCGCATTAACCTTTGGAAATTCCAAACGAAAGCTTGGCCGCCCATTACGAAAACTTCTGTCAAACCATCATCATTTGCAAGCAATTGAAGATTTTGCATAATGTTTTCAAGCGTCTTAATGTTCAGTGTATTATACTGAAATTTCAAAGAGGCATCACCTTGTGCTATAAGTCCATCACCTTGAATGATCTCTCTACCTTTGATATCACGCAAAAATACATTGTCGTTTGAATCAATAGTAGCTCGACCGAACAAGAGTTGATTTTCTCTAGCATAAGCCCACCTTCTCATCATATCCATTTCTTGAACCTTAAACCAAAGTTTCTGGCCATTGTGTTCAACCCATAGAACAGTATTTTGAGCTGAACCAGATGTAGAAAACTGCATCCTTTGGATAGTCATATAGTTAGTATGCCATTCCGGGAATGTGTTTTTCTCATATCCAGTCTCACTCAATTCAGGAAACGCAGTATAGCTGAATCCAACTTCTGAGCCTACAGCAATCAAATTACAATCGCAAAAAGCACCAGCAATGTTGGTAACCAACCTTACTTGATATCTCCATCCTTGTTGACCACCTACGGTCACTTCTACGGGGTATTCGTCTAACACTTGTAGAATTGTTCGATGATCTGACAACTCTAAAGTATCATTTGGCGAAAAGAAATTAGTATCTAAAGTCAGCTGAAATACAGTCTGGTTAACACCAGGCTGATCAGGTACAGAACAATCAAAAGGAGTCCCAGCCTGATTAGCTGCTAATAATACGGTTCCTTTTCTAAAAGGATAACCTTTCAATGCCCACATAAACTTTCTGTTTCCAATAACTTTGAAATCAGAAGTACTCATATCAGGGCTAATGCCTTTCTTAGACAAGCCTTTACGAGCTAAATATGAGGAAAATGCAGTGAAGTTATCTTCAAATAGGTTAACCACATTAGTTGAAATCTCTGGCTTTGTCAATAAAGCTGCAGCCAATGAATTCGTCATGGTGGTCCTATTTGCGTCATAGGTTCCAGTTCCAATAATCTTCATTTTATTGATTTTTTAATTAAAATTAAATTTATTTACTGACCTACAAGCTTAACCGCTCTGGAGCAGATAATGCTTCTAAATCTATTTTTGTGGAGTCAACAGGACTCCCTGAATTGTAACCTAGCTTAGGATCTTTTTCAAGTTTGTCTTTAAAGGCACTCTTTCCGTGTTCCTTAGCATCAGTTATTGCACTTCTAACTTTATCATCACCTTTCCACATCATGGCTGCAATTTTCACCAAGTTTTCGTTGCTTTGCAACATTTGAAACATTGGTGCTACACCACTTTCGTCTGGAGTAACAACAGTTTTAAAGTAATCAGAGAATTCTGCCTTTTCAGCTTTGCTTATTGGCAATCCATATACTTCATCCATACCATTTAAGGTATCTAGTGCGATATTTATCTGTTCATCTCTTTCGGTTTTCATTTTAGCAGACTCTTCAACTTTTTTGGCTTTTGTTTCAGCCTCTAAAGTATTAAGTCGCTGTTCCTGAAAATCACGAACTCTATTTCTTACCTTCTGTGCTTCTATTTCAAGCATTCCGGCATTATCTAATTTATCTAATACTTGATTAACTTTATCTTCATCCCAATCTTTGTTGGATTCGGTGTAATCAAGTGTTAGCAATTGTTTATCATCAAGTTTTAAAATATCAAAATCCGTTGTCAAATCTTTCAAGACAGAAGAAAGATCAGCTCCTTCATTGATTGCATTCTGAATTTTTTGCAAATCAGGATGAATCTCTTTAACGGAATCTTTAGACCAGTGCTCTTTGAGGTGATCTAAATAATTTTCCTGAGAAAGATCTTCCGGAATTTCATATCCTTCTGTTTCTTCTTTTAGTTTGGCAAACGGTTCTTTCCAATATTCAGAACTTGGTAATACTTTTTCTTCAGTGTTTTCTGTAGTAGGTACAGAAACTTCTTCTGAAGGAATTTCTTTTTTTGTTTCCTGGGGAGGATCAATGTTTGGAGCAAGATTTTCATCTTTTGAAGAATCAAGTAAAGAATCTTCAGA